ATCGACGTGTCCGGAGCTGCCGTCGGAGAAATCGGCTTGGCCTTCGCGGTCGGCGCGCTTTCGGTCGGGAATTGGGATGTTCATCTGCGGGCTACCATGGGCACGGAAACGCAGACGGTGGCAAGGGCGACGGTCGTGGTCTCGAAGGCTGCGGAGGCAACCCCATGACGCACGTCATCACCATCGCAGATCTCCACAACCGCATGCGCACTCAAGTTTCGGCTCATCCGCTGGAGACCGATACGCCCGTGCAGGTCGCCGGGAAGCTGGAAGCTCTCGGCTACAGCACGAAAACGGCACGCAACTTGGCTGAAATCGCTTGCGCTGTGAGCCTCGCGCTGCGCGAGGGCCGGATGGTCGCACCGATTTGGGGTGAGTGATGAGCCGACAATCCAACCGACACCATGAAAACGACGGGGATCAAAATGAGCAATGACGCTTACACCGTGGCCGCCGACGAGCTGCGCCAGTTCATTGAGCAATACGAGCATCTCGAAGCCGAGAAGAAAGACATCGGCGAGCAGCAGAAAGAGGTCATGTCCGAGGCCAAAGCCCGGGGCTACGACACCACGGTGATGAAGAAGATCATCGCTTTGCGCAAACGCGACAAAAACGATCTGGCTGAGGAAGACGCGATCCTCGACATCTACAAGGCCGCGCTCGGCATGTCCTGAAACCAAGGCCGACGCGGGTGATCGCATCGGCCAGCGGGCAAACTTACAGGACCCATCACCAGTCTTCATTCGCGCCGCCTGAGCTTTCTACCACAGATCGTGATCGAATCCAACTTCCCGGGAAACACCAATGACCGCCCCGATCAGCCAGACCGAATGGGAACGCCAGCGCCGCGCCGCCACCGAAGCGCTGCCGCAGGTTATCGATGCCGTTGGCCTGCCTAAGGTTCTGCTGCCCTATCAGGCCAAAGCGGTTGGCTTGCTCGATGGGGCCTCGCGCAACGTCCTCTTCGTCGAAAAGTCCCGGCGGGTAGGCCTCACCTGGGGGCTGGCCGCCTATGCCGTTCTGCGTGCCGGGCGCGAGCGGGCCGCCAAAGGCATGGACGTGATGTACATCTCCTACAGCCAGGAGATGACCCGCGAATTCATCGACGCCTGCGCGATGTGGGCCAAGGCCTTCTCGATCGCCGCGATGGACTCGGACGAGCTGCTTTTCGAGGACGCAAACCCGGCCGACCCGACCGACACCAAGCACATTCAGGCGTTCCGGATCCGCTTCGCCTCGGGCTTCGAGATCCTCGCGCTCAGCTCGGCCCCGCGCGGACTGCGCGGCAAACAGGGTGCGGTGATCATCGACGAGGCGGCCTTCGTTGACAGCCTGCCCGAGCTGCTGAAATCGGCGCTGGCCTTCCTGATGTGGGGCGGTCAGGTCGTCGTCTGTTCGACCCACAACGGCACCGACAACCCGTTCAACCAGACCATTCAGGACATTCTGGCCGGGCGTTCTCGCTATCAGCACCTGCGGATCGACTTCGACGACGCGCTGCGCGATGGGCTGTACCAGCGCATCTGCCTGGTGACGGGCGAGACATGGACGCCCGAGGCGGAGGCCGAGTGGCGCCAGAACATCATCGACTCCTACGGTGACGGCGCCGACGAGGAACTCTTCTGCATCCCGACGCAGGGCACGGGCGCTTGGTTGCCCGCGCCGCTGATCGAAGCGCGCATGACGGCCGAGGCACCGGTGCTGCGGCTCGAACTGCCCGCCGACTACATGCAGATGAACCACCTGCAGCAGGCAATCCTGCTTGCCCCCTTCATGAAACAGCTGGCCGAGGCGCTGGTGGCGCTCGATCTGCGCCCGCATTACGCCCTCGGCTTCGACTTCGGCCGGGTTGCCGACCTTTCGACGCTCTCTTTGCTGGCCATTGAACAGCGCTTGAAACGGCGTGAAACGCTCTCGATCGAGATGCGCAACGTGCCGGGCAAGGAACAGAAGCTGATCGTCGGCGCGGTGCTGGAGCGTGTGAAGGGGCGTTTGGTCGGCGCCGCCTTCGACGCCACCGGCATGGGCTGGACCGTGGCCGAGGACATGGGCCGGAAATACGGGCTCAAGGAAGCCGAGGACGGCCCGGGTCTCGTCTGGGCGATCAAGTTCACCGAGGAATGGTACCGGCTGCAGATGCCGCCGTTGAAGGGCGCCTTCGAGGACGACCAGATCCAGCTGATCCCCGATGCCGAGCACCTGGCAGATCTGCGCATGGTCAAGCTGATCCGGGGCATCCCCCGGGTGCCCCCGGTGCGCGAGGGCGAGACCGGCAAGAAACGGCACGGCGACTATGCCATCGCGCTGGCGCTGGCGCATTTCGCGTCGCGGATGCGCTGGGTCGAATATGGCTACCGGCCGGTGGCGCATCGTCACGAGATCCAGCCCGGGCAGATGCACATGACCGCCGATGCGGCGGATTGGGAGGATCTGGCCAGCGGCGCGGAACGCGGCTGGTGGGAAGGCCCGCTCGGGGCCAGCTTCAGGGGGAGCGTGTGATGCCCCGCAAGAACCCACGTCCCGCCGCCAAGAAACGGATCGCGAAAATCGCCGTCAAGGCCGCTTTGAAGATCGCCTTCAAACGGCGTGCGGCCCCGATCCTCGCCCAGCCCCGGGCCAATGACCACCTGATCCTCGCCGCGCTTGCTGCAGGTTTGTTCCAATCCGATAGGAGCCCATCATGGCCGCAAAGCTGATCCTGACCGACCGCTGGGGCAACCCTGTCGAGCGCAAGAACCTGACGCAGGAAGTGGCTGCGCCGACCTTGGGCGGGGTGCGATCGCCGCTCTCGGGCTATCCGGGCGACGGGCTCAACCCGGTGCGCCTCGCCAACATCCTGCGCGCCGCCGACCAGGGCGACCCGGTCGATTACCTGGAGCTCGCTGAAACGATCGAGGAGCGCGACCCGCATTTCCTTGGTGTCATCGGCACCCGCAAGCGCGCCGTCAGCCAGCTCGATGTCACGGTCGAACCCGCCTCGGACTCGGCGCTCGATGTGCAGATCGCCGACATGGTCCGCGATTGGCTCAAGCGTGAAGAGCTTCAGCAGGAGGTGTTCCACATCCTTGACTGCATATCGAAGGGCTATTCGGCGACGGAAATCGTCTGGGATACCTCCGAAAGCCAATACATGCCGGGCAAGCTGATCTGGCGCGATCCGCGGCATTTCCGCTTCGAACGCCGGGATCTGAGCACGCCGCGCCTTCTGGAAGAGGGCGGTCAGGAAGTGCCGCTGCCCGCGTTCCGCTTCATCTTTGCCGACATCCCGGCGAAGTCGGGCTTGCCGTTGCGCTCGGGCCTCTCCCGGGTTGCGGCTTGGGGCTGGATGTTCAAGGCCTTCACAGCGCGGGACTGGGCGATCTTCACCCAGACCTATGGCCAGCCGCTGCGGGTCGGAAAATGGGCCCCCGGGGCATCGGACGCCGACAAGGCGACCCTGTTCCGGGCGGTGGCGAACATCGCGGGCGACTGTGCCGCGATCATCCCCGACACGATGTCGATCGACTTCGTTGAAACGAAATCCGTGGGCGCTTCAATCGACCTTTACGAAAAGCGCATCGCCCATCTCGATCAGCAGATCTCGAAGGCGGTGCTGGGCCAGACCGCGACCACCGACGCCATCGCGGGCGGGCACGCGGTCGGCCAGGAACACCGGCTTGTGCAGGAGGACATCGAGACCGCCGATGCCATGGCCTTGGCGGCGATCCTCAACCGAGACCTGATCCGGCCGTGGATCCAGCTCGAACATGGGCCGCAGAAGCGCTACCCTCGCCTCAAGATCGCCCGCCCGAAGGCAGAGGATCTGAAGCTGATCGCCGACTCGCTCGATGTGCTCGTGCGCAATGGCGTCGAGATCGAGCAAGCCGAGGCGCGCGCCCGGTTCGGATGGGCGCAACCGAAGCCCGGCGCCGCCCTCCTTCGACCCATTTCGGGCGGCACCCCGGCACCGGATGCGACCGTGACCGACCCCAAGGGACGCGGAGGGGTCATTGAAGCGATCTCCGGGAAAATTAAAGGGGGTGCTGGGCAGTCTGGGGGTGACGTGGCCCTGCAGCAAGAAGGCGCCTCCACGGGCGAAATTTCGGGGGGTGACCAGACCGGGACGCTGGCCGAACGTCTGGGGGTCGAAGCGCAGCCGGTCGTCGTGGCAATGATCGAGCGGATCGAGGCCATGCTCTCTGCCGCCAGCACCATCGACGAATTCCGCGCGATGCTCGAAGAAGGCTTCGGTGAGGCCGAGACGCAACGCCTGGCAAACCGCCTCGCCGCCGCGATGCTGGCGGCCGAGTTCGCCGGTCGCGAGGATGCGCTTGATGGCTGACGATCCGCTCGCGCTGCTCCTGCGCCGCCCCTTTGATGAACAGGTGGCGGCGTTTCGGCTGCGCCTGCGCAATCTCGTGCCCACCGCGAACTGGGACGATATCTCGGGCCCGGCGCATGATCGGGCTGGCATGGTGGCTGGCGCGATCAAGCAGGATCTGATCGCCGATATCCTCGGTGCCGTCGACCGCTCGCTGACCGAGGGCACCGGGCTGGAGGTGTTCCGGCGCGATTTCCGCGTGATCGTCGAAAAGCACGGCTGGCATGGCTGGACCGGCGAAGGCACCGCGAAGGGCGAGGCCTGGCGCACCAAGGTGATCTGGAAGACGAACATCTCGACCTCCTACGCCGCTGGCCGCTGGGCCCAGCTCAACGCCAAGGGGTTCAAGTTCCTCGTCTATCGGCACAGCCATGCCGAGCATCCTCGGCTGCAACACCTTGCCTGGGACGGCCTGATCCTGCCGATCGACCATCCGTTCTGGCAAAGCCACTTTCCCCCGAATGGCTGGGGCTGCGGCTGTTCCGTGCGCGGGGCGATGTCCATGGCTATGGCGATCAGGCTCGGTGGCGATCCGTCGAAGAAACTGCCCTCGGACTGGGCGATGCCGGATCCGCGCACCGGAGCCCCCAAGGGCATCGACCGCGGCTGGGATCACGCCCCGGGCGCCAACGTCGCCAACACCATCACCGCGCTGGCCGAAAAGGCCGGGAAATGGCCGACCAGCCTGGCGACAAACTTCATGCACGAAGTTCCGAGCGCGACTCGAGATGCCATTGCCACCGGCTATCGCGATGCGCCGTCGACCGCCGACACCATCCGACGCTGGGTCGAGCGCGTCCAGGGAGAGCGCGGCGGGGCGCCGATCTCTCCAGATGTCCTGATCGAGCCGCAGCGGACGCTCGGCCTGGTCACGACCGGTGACGCCGCGCGCATCGAAGAGGCTTTGGGGCAACCCCTCAAGCCCGCGCTCCATGACTATATAGTAGAGGAGAGCGCCGTCCGGCATGCCATCGCCGAGCATGGTATCCCCGAACTGGAGCGAACGAGGGGGCAGCGCGCCGTGACGGCCTATGATTTCGGCCGCCTCGGCGCCCTCTTGAACGCTCCCGACACGCTGGAACCGGCAGATCAAAAACCCGGGCGGGGACCGCGGATCCTGATCACGAAACGGTTCGGAGAAGAAACACTCGTCGCGGTCTTCGAACTGCTGGCCGGGCGGCGCAGGCTCTCCCTCGTCACGATGTGGGTGAAAACTGGCGCGTCCCCGACCTTTACGCCCTGAGCGTACCCACGGCCGATCCGCAGCGGTCGATGTCCCGCGCCAGCCACAGGAGTATAGCAGTGATTTCGGTTGAAGTGAATGACAAGCAGATCTCCGCTACGCTCGCGGGGATCGAGGGCAAGCTGGCCAACCAGGGCAAGCTCATGGCGCAGATCGCTGAGCTGCTGCTCGACAGCACCGTCGCGCGGTTTCAGACGGGCACGGCACCCGACGGCACGCCTTGGGCGCCGAAGAGCTCGACAACCATCGCCGCCTACGAGGCGCGCAAAGTGCCCGTCTCCTACAAGCCGCTGATCGGGCCGACGAAAAGCCTAAGCGACATCACCAACTTCGCCACCGCCTCGGGTGACGACTGGGCCCGGATCAGTTCCCGAGCCATTCAGTCGGCCGTGATGCAATTCGGTGCCCCGCAAGGAGCCTTCGGGGCCTTCATGGGCATCGACAAGCGCGGGCGGCGTCATTTCCACTCGATCCCCTGGGGCGACATCCCAGCACGGCCGTTCCTCGGGATCTCGGCCGAAGACGAGGAGAACGTGATCGCGGCGATCGGCGAGTGGATTGCCGCAACTTGAGGCCGTCTGCGGGCTCAAGTTGCGGCACCGTGCCGAGCTGTCGACCTCCAGAGGCCTCTCAGAACGCTTTGCTGTAAGCGAGATTGACCACGAGGTCCGGCTTCGATCCCGTTTCTGCGCGGCTCGCCGCCGCCTCGATCGCGAAAGACTCGCCGTTCCCGGCGCGATGCGTGTAGCCGATATTGACAAAGGGCCGACTGCGGTTTCGGTCTTGCGGGCTCACGATGTCGAAGCTCGTCAACCCGGGCAGGGTCGAGGTGCCGGTCATCCGTTCCGCCTCCGCATGCAGGTCGGTCTCCATCCCGAACCCGAAGCTCACCAAATCCTGCGCACCAATGCCCTTTTCGCCGCGCAATCCAAGGCTGAGCGTGGTGCGCTCGGTCTCCTGCGCGTCGTAGCTCGCATTGAACGCGGCGCCGGTCTCGGTATAGGCCGCGCGCCGGGTGTTGTAGTGCGCGAGCCCCACAGAGGGCGTCAGCCGCAGCCCTGGGCCCGCCATCACCCCATAGCCGATCTCGATCCGGGCAACGCGCGTCGTGAGGCTCGTCTCGCCCGCAGCCGGGATCACATCGGTGAGCAATCGTCCGCGCGTCACCTCGCCCTCGGCGCGGGTATAGCCGAGCCCGCCCGAGACCTGCAGCCCGGTGCCCGCCCCGGCAGAGGCGCTATACTGCCCCCAAAGCCCGAGCATCGCATTAGTCTTCATGTCGAAAGCGTTGTCCTGCACCTTCTGGTGCTGCAGATCGACCGAAAAGCCCAGCGTGAGCCGGTTGCTCACGCCCTGTCCATAGGTGAGCCCGGCAACCGTGGTGGTGCTTGCGCCGCTCGTGGCGCTTTGCGCCGGGCTGCGCCCAAGGCTCGTGCGCAGCGACACGAAGCGGGTGCCGCGGTTGGAAAAATCGACCCGGCCATGGTTCGAGCTGGAGGCTCTTATGTTCGATGTGCGCTTCAGGTATTCCTGAACCATGTTCGCCTGATGGTCGGTGAGCTTCGCCCGCTCCGCGCGTTCCTCTGCGAGCAGGCTGTGATATTTCGCTGTGGCCTCCTTCAGCGCAGCCGTCGCGACGGTTTCGGCCGCTTTTTTCTGCGCTGACGGAGGTAGATTGCTCGCCGCCGCAAGCGTCGCAATGGCGGCCTGAAGCTCATCCAAACCTGCGTTCGTGTTCGTGATCGCCTGAGAGTATGCCCGCTTGGCATCAGAGACTTCGGTGGGCTCGCCAATCTCGTAATAGTCATCCAACCTGGCGCCCGTGGCTGTCGATATCGGAGCCGTCTGTTTCTCGGTCGCCACCAGCGTTGTCGCGGATTGCGTTGTCGATATCAGCGCACTCACCACCTGCGGCGGCTGAATCACGAGCGTCTCCGGCACCAGCACCACCTGAATCAGCGCGCCCTGTTGCTTGGAGGTGGCTTGCGAATTGTCCTGCGCCAGCGTCTCGATCGACACTTCCAGATTGGCCAGATCCTCAAGGGTGCCGCCGGTGTCGGAGGCGCGCCAGATGAAGGCGCGATCGCCTGCGCTGCTGCCCGAGGTGCCAACGACAATCGTGCCGTCGTCGCTGACATCGGTCGCGGTGCTCCAGCTTCCGCCCGTCAAGGTGCCAAGGCTTTCCATGCCGGTGCCCGAGGCCCAGCGGAAGGCGTAAAGCGCGCCGCTCGTGTCGTCGGATTGGCCAACGACAACGCTGCCATCGGCGCTCACCGCCGTGGCGGTGCTTTCGCTTCCGCCCGAAAGCGTGCCGAGATCGGTCATGCCGCTGCCCGCAACCCAGCGAAAGGCGCGATAGCCCTCGAGGCTCTGGGACTGCCCCACCACCACCGAGCCATCGGCATTCACGCCGTAAGCCTCGCTCCAGTCGAGCCCGTCGAGCACGCCCAGATCGGTCATGCCGCTGCCCTCAAGCCAGCGGAAGGCGTGCGATGTGCCGCCGATGACCGAACTCGGCACGCTCGCGCCGCCCACGATCACCCCGCCATCGGCGTCGATCGCGCGGGCCCAGCTCGCATCGCCCCCGGCCAGCGTGCCGAGGTTTTCAAGCCCCGTGCCTTCGCTCCAGCGAAAGGCGCGGCGATAGCCGCTGCTGTCGAGAGCAAATCCGGCGATCTTGCTGCCATCGGCATTGACGGCGGTGGCCTCGCTGTCGCCGCCGCCCACCAAGGTGCCAAGACTCGATACCCCCGCGCCCTCTACCCAGCGCACGGCGCTTCGGGTGGTGCCGTCGAAGGAGGTGCCGACGATCACCGATCCGTCGGCATTGACGCCGCGGGCAACGCTGGTCGTGGCGCCGGGCAGAAGCGTCAGCGCCGCCAGTCCCGCGCTCTCGTCCCAGCGGAAGGCAGGCTCGCTGTCGCCGTCGTCGAGCAGCCCTCCCACAACCACCGTGCCGTCGCCGCTGACACCCTGCGCGGCGCTCGCTGTTTCGAGGGGCAAGGTTCCGAGATCGCAGATCTCCGAGGCGTCGGCCCGGGTTTCGCAGGCCTCCTGCGCCAGCGCCCCGGTGGAGAGCAGCGCGACTGCGGCCGAGGCCCGTGTCATCATCGGGATGACCGGACGGAGGCGCGTGCGCAGCGCGGTTGAAACACTCGGGGTATTGGCTTCGCATGAAAAAATCTGGCGCATCTTCTCTCGGAATGCTGCGCAGGAACGAATTTTTCCTGCCAGCCCGATGATCCCCACAAACCGGAAAGACGCACTTCGCCATAGTGTCGCGGCTATTCGCGCCCGCAGAGCGGGCCGGTGTTTCTGCCTTGGTGTCATCGCCCGGTAGTCTCAAGTGCCGGGCGCACAACTGAAGAACTGCTCAAGCCCCCTGAGTCAGGTTCTGGTAAGTGCTCTCCGAGCGACCGATGAGGAGTTCATTCGCGTCATGTATCCGCGTTTTTCAGTTGCGCCCCGCAAGATGAAGCTGACAGAAGAAGCCGCGGTAGCCGCTCTGGCTACTGCGGGGGAATGCAGCATCCTGTTGACCAATGACCCCGACGATCTGGTGCGCGCTATTCGCTGCAGCTTGACTACCGCAGCGCTCAACCGGCCCTTCGGTATCGCCTGAACGACGGCATGACCGGGACACTGTCATCGCTCGGTTCGTCTTTGCCCCCAGTTATAGGCAGAAGGAATTCACGCTGCGAGATGTCGCGCGGGGCTTTAAACGCCGAGCGTGCGTTTCCTGTTCGGCCAAGAGCCGCAGCCGCCACAGTATCGAGCATCATCGGAACACGGATCGTACTGCCAGCGAACATCTCCGCAACCGTGATGATCTGCACGGTCGGTATGGGACCAATAAGGGTGTCAACTTTGCCGAACTCGCGGGCCGCATCCCGCATGCCCTTGGTCGGCTCGTGCGCGGTCAGGAGAACGCCGATCGCTTTTTCGTCTTTGGTCAATCGCCGTTGTGTCTGCACGGTGCCACCAAGATCACGGACCATGCCCGGATTCAGGCTCTTGCCGCCCTTTACAGAAACGATACCTCGACTACGCTCGTCACTGCCGGTCATATAATAGAATGTGCCGTCGATTCCGCGATCACCCCGAAACTTGCCGGAGTGCATCGCGCCCAGGGCGCTGACCGCCCACTCCTCGAACTTGAACGGGTGATTCTCCGCCAGCCATAGCGCGGCATCCACACTTCTGGGTATCCCGAACACATCATAGCTGACGTGCGGGAAGTGGTGCTTCAGGCGGTCCTGAACGACATGCATGGATTGCACCGCCACGTCGATGCCTATCCAATTTCGGTCGAGGTTCTGTGCAGCATGCAGCGTGGTGCCACAGCCGCAGAAGGGATCAAGAACCACGTCGCCCGGTTTGGAAGATGCTGCGATGATGCGTTCAAGCAAGGCAACTGGTTTTTGGGTGGGATAACCAAGACGCTCGCGGGCCTGGGAACTGAGTGGTCCGATGTCGTCCCAAAGATTCTGGACCGCTTGGCCGGGACTTTCGTCGGCATACATCTTCAGCCTCAAAGCACCATTTGGCCGAGATGGATAGTGCAGCCTCCCCTCTGCATCGTAGCGACGCATTCGATCCTCATTGCACGACCAACCATTGCGATGTGGAAGATATGTGGTGCCATTGCTGGCGGCATACGGGTATTTCAGATTTGGCCGGTCGCTGGGATTGCGCAAGGTGACAGATTGCCAACGGCGATTGTCGGCATCGACATTTGGATATTTTCTCAGAAGCTCCGTGCCCTCGACCTGACGATAGGAGTTGTTCCATGTGTAATCGCTGCTTGCTGCGAAAAAAAGGATCGTATCGGTTATACAGCCGAAAGTCCGGCTTGCATTGCCGTGAGCATATGTGCGTTTCCAGGTAATTTCGCTTCGAAACCCCTCAACCCCGAATATCGCATCCAAGACAATCTTGAGGTAATGGCTCGCCGTGGGATCACAGTGAAGATAAAGGCTGCCGGTGGGTTTCAGAACACGATGCAGCTCGATCAGCCTAGCCGTCATCATCGTCAGATAGGCCAGCATGTCGTTGGTACCAAGGATCAACCTGAGCGAGGTGAGCACATCCGCCGCCTTGCCGGGAAGCGCAATCACATCCTCAAAGGTTTCTTCGGCCGCATCGCCCCAGAACCATGTGTCGTCGAAGGTGGCGATCTGCGCGTCGGCCCAACGGGTCTTGTCCGGACTCTTGAACAAGAGATTATAACTGGCATTGGAGTTGAATGGCGGATCCAGATAGATCAAGTCTATGCTGTTGTCGGGAATGTACTCCCGCAAAATGTACAGGTTGTCGCCGAAATAGAACGCGTTATTCATTGTCCTTCCTCCTCCCCCAGGAGGCGTGAGAAAGCTTGCCATCAAGAAAACGGCAATCAACAAAAACAACCATTCGCTGCGAAAAAACTGTTGCCGACACCCAAGAGTGATTCATCGCTGCAACACTCTCTTGACCCCATCGGGCGATCTCGCGCAGGATGATCTTGCAGCCTTTGGCTGCGTATCCACACACCGTTGTGGCTGAAATCGAGCGCTCCGACTTGCGATTGTCGCAGGCATGAGCACCTCGAAACACCATATCGCCCTCATGCAAGCCCAACCTCTGCCCCACCAAGGCGAGGTGCCGGACTGGATCCACCTGATCCCGGCCGGGGCCGAGATCATGACGCAGGACCGGCGCGGGCCGTATCGGCTCGACATGCAGAGCGTCGTTGCCTCACTGGCCCCGGGCGCGAAGCTGCCCATCGACGAAAACCATGCCATCGACCTTGCAGGGCCCCGGGGTGAACCCTCGCCTGCACGGGGCTACATCACCGAGCTGCAGGCGCGGGTGGATGGCATCTGGGGCCGCGTCGACTGGACCGAGGCCGGTCGGGCGCTGATGGCCGACCGCGCTTACCTCGGGATCAGCCCGGCCGTCGTGCATGACGGCGAAAAGCTGATCATCGGCCTCGCCCGGGCCTCGCTCACCAACAAACCCAACCTGCGCGGGCTGACCGCGCTCCACCAGGAGACCAGCATGTCCTTTGCGGCTGTGGCCAAGGCGCTTGGCCTGTCCGATGATGCAGGCGAGGATCAGATCCTCGGCGCGATCGGCGAAATCAAGAAACCCAGCGCGACCGAGACCGCGCTGCAATCGAGCCTGGCCGAGATCGGCGTGGCGCTCGGCGTGACCTCGGCGAAACCCGAGGACATCCTGGCCGCGGCGAAATCGGGCAAGGCGCCCGATCAGGCCGTCGTCGCGCTGCAGGCCGAGCTGGCCACCGTCACGACCGAGCTCAACACGCTGAAGACGGAAGGCGCGCGCAGCAAGGCAACTGCCTTTGTCGACGGAGCGATCAAGGATGGCCGGGTCGGAGTGAAACCGCTGCGCGACCATTACGTCGCCATGCACATGCAAGATCCGGCGCGGGTCGAGAAGGAGATCGGCGCGATGCCGGTGCTCAACGGGGGCGTCGTCGTGCCGCCCACGCCGCAGCCCGCCAATGGCGAGGTCGCCCTGCAATCCGCCCAGGTCGAGGCCGCCAAAGCGCTCGGCCTTGATCCCAAGGCCTACGCAGCCACCCTCAAGACGGAGACCCTCTGATGCCGCTCGTCGCTGACCGTAACACGCCTGCCTATGCGGGCGATCTTCGCGAAGGCCCCGTCGCCGCCGCGCAACTGATCTATGGCGGTGCCATGGTGATGGTGAACGCCGCCGGTTACCTGGTGAAGGGGCAGACCGCCACCGGCCTGATCGGCGTCGGCCGGGCCGAGGCGCGCGCCGACAACAGCACGGGCGCCGCCGGGGCGATCACGGCGCGCTACAAACCGGGCACTTACCGGTTCAAGAACTCGACCGCTGGCGACCTGATCACCATCGCCGACATCGGCAAGGCTTGCTACGCGGTCGACGACGAAACGGTAGCGCTCACCTCCGCCACCAACACCCGCTCCCCGGCCGGGACCATCGACTCGGTCGATGCGAACGGTGTCTGGGTGCGTTTCGACGCCGCGCTGACCCGCGCCGCGCTCTCGTGATCCCCCGAAAGGACTGACCATGCTCGTCAATGCCGCCACTCTCGACGCGCTGCGCGTCGGCTTCAAAACCGCGTTTCAGAACGGTCTCGGTCAGGCGCCGAGCCAATACGACCGCATCGCCACCATCGTGCCCGCCAACACCAAGGAGGTGAAATACGGCTGGCTCGGCAAAATCCCGAATGTGCGCGAATGGATCGGCGCCCGGGCCGTGCAGAACCTGTCGCAGTCCGACTATTCGATCAAGGAAAAGGCCTGGGAACTGACCCTCGGCGTCGATCGCGACGACATCGAGACCGACAATCTCGGGATTTACACGCCGCTCTTCACCGAATTCGGCCGCTCGACCGGTGCGAAGTGGGATCAGCTGGTGTTCGCCCAGCTCAAGGCCGGTTTCACCACCAACTGCTACGACGGGCAGTATTTCTTCGACACCGATCACCCGGTTCTCGATGCCGACGGCAATACCATCACCGTCTCGAACTCGGGCGGCGGTGCGGGCACGCCCTGGTTCCTGCTCGATACCACGCGGGCGCTGAAGCCGATCATCCTGCAGCGCCGCCGCGACTTCGAATTCGTGTCGAAGACCAAGACCGACGACGACCACGTCTTCATGAACAAGGAATTCCTCTACGGCGCCGATGCCCGCGCCAACGTCGGCTTCGGCTTCTGGCAGATGGCCTACGGCTCGAAGCAGACGCTCGACGCCACGAACTATGCCTCCGCGCGGGCGGCGCTGATGGGCATGAAGGGCGATTACGACCGGCCGATGGGCATCACGCCCAACCTGCTTGTCGTTCCTCCCGCGCTCGAAGGCGCCGCGAACAAGCTGATGAAGAACGATCAGATCAGCGGTTCGGACAACGAATGGAAGGGCACGGCCGAGGTGCTCGTGGTGCCGTGGCTCGCATAAGGGGCTGATCGCCGCGAGGCGGTCGGTTTCCCGAGGCGGCGGGTCAACCGCCCCCGACGATAAGAAGACAGGAGATGAACATGGCGCGCAGCCCCAAAACCAAGGTCGAACCCGACGCCGTTGCCGCCGAGGTGACGGCGCAAGAGGCCGATGCCGTGGCGACCGATGCCGACGGCACTGACAATGATGGCACTTGGCCGATCGAAGACGAAAGCACCCCGGTCGAGCCCCAAGATCAGGACACCCCGCAGCAGCTGAGCACCGAAGAACGCCTCGATGCCCGGGAGGGCGAAGACAAGGCCGAGGTGCAACCCGCCGCCGGAGGCATCATGGTGACGATCACCGGCCCGAAACAGGGCCGCTGGCGCGCGGGGCGGCATTTCTCGGCCGAGCCCGCGGTGATCGAGATCGACACGCTGACAGAGGATGAGCTCGAAGCGCTGCGCAGCGATCCGATGCTGACCATCGCGGTGGGCTGAGCCATGGCCTACACGACGCAGGCAGACCTTCTCACGCGCTACGGCGAGCAGATGCTGCTCGGCCTGACCGATATCGGCATGCCGACCTCGGGGCAGATCGACACCGACATGGTCGAGCGGGCGATCTCCGACGCCGATGCCATGATCGACGGCTATCTGCGCGAGCGCTACGTGGTTCCGATGGCTTCCCCGCCGTCAGAGATCTCCGCGATCTCCGCGGCCATCGCAATCTGGAAGCTGCACAGCTTCGATCCCGCCAAGAAGATCGAGGCCGATTACCGCGATGCGCTGGCGGCGCTGAAGGACATTGCCAAGGGCCTGATCAAGCTGGACGCCGCCACGGTGGTTCCCGTCACCACCGGCGGCACCGGTGCCATGATCACCGACCGCGAGCGCCCCTTCACCGAGGCGAACATGAAGGGCTTCATCTGATGATCGATGCGATCATCCAGAAGCTCACGGCAGAAGCGCCCGAACTCGGCCCGGTGAAGGGCGCGGTGGATTTCGGCGCGCTCGTCGCGGGCGGGAAGATGCCGCAGACCACCTTCAGCGCCTTCGTCTTGCCCGCCGGACTGATCGGACGAACCGCCGAGGCTGCGGCTGGCGCTTTCGTCCAGTCGTTCGATGAAGCGGTGAGCGTCATCCTCGCGATCCGGTCATTCGAGGCGGCGGGATCCCGGTCGATCGATCCGCTGCGCGTCTTGGTGATGAAGATCTTCGAGACGCTGGGCGGCTGGGCCCCGGGCGATGAGAGCGGCGTGCTTACCCTGCGAACCGGTCGGCTCGTGAGCATGCAGGCCGGGCTCATCGTCTACCAGATCGACTTTTCCCTGACCGACCAGATGAGGATCGCACGATGACCGAACCTGTCCCCCTCCCGCTGCCTTCCGAGGGCGGCAGCTACATCCGCAATCCCGACGGCTCCCTGGAGCGGCAGGTCGCGCCCGAGGCCACGCCCGTAACACCTGCGCCAAAGTCCGGCAAAACCACCGTGAAGGAGGCTTGAAATGCCCATCAACTGGAAATCCAAGGTGCTGCTGTTCAAGATCGAAACGGTCTACGGCACCGACCCGACGCCCACCGGCGCGCTCAACGCTGTTCTGGCAACGCAGGTTCGCCTTTCGCCGATGGAAGGGCAGGACAAGAACCGCGAGCTTGAGATGCCCTATCACGGGCCGCAAGCGACGATCCCCACCGAGCTGTCCATGAAGCTTGCCTTCCGCGTCGAGGCGAAGGCCTCTGGCACGAAGGGCACCCCTCCCTCCTTCGGGCCGCTTTTGCGGGCCTGCGGGATGGCCGAGGTGATCGTGGCCACCACCTCCGTCACCTACAGCCCGATCTCCAGCGGGCATGAAGCCGGTACGTTCTATCTCTGGATCGGCGGCACGCTCTACAAGATGAAAGGTGCGCGCGGTTCGGCAAAGCTGCGGATCGACAAGCAGGACATCCCCTATTTCGAGTTCGAGTTTACCGGGCTCTTCGCCGTTGCCACCGAAACAGCGCCTGCGACCCCCGATCTTGCGGCTCAACTCGCGAACAAGCCGAAAGTGGCAACGAGCGCCACAACGCCGACCTTCACGATCAACGCCGTGTCGCTGGTGCTTCGGTCCTTCACCTGGGATTTCGCCAATGCCGTCGAGACGCGCTTCCTGATCGGTTCCGAATCCGTGCTGATCACCGACCGCGCAGACGCGGTCAATGCGACGGTCGAGGCCGTGGCGCTGACGACGCTCAACCCCTATCAGCTCGCGATCGACCAGACGACGGTGGCCCTCTCCCTCGTGCATGGCACGGTGGCGGGCAAGATCATGACAGTGTCGCAGCCAGCGCTGCTGCTGCAGCGGCTCACCTCGATCGAGAACCAGCAAAATATTGTCGAATGGCCCCTCAAAGGCCTCGCCCTGCCGGTGAGCGGCAACGACCAGGGCACCATCGTCTTCACCTGAACAGCAAGGAGCGACCATGTTTCAGCGCGTCAAATCCCCCGAATTCAGCCATCCGGTGAAGGTTTCCGAACCGGTCGATGGCGGCCATCGCAACAGCTCCTTCACGGGGCGTTTTCGCGTGCTCACGATCGACGAGGCGAAGGCCTTCGACCTGATGACCACCGAGGGCACCACCTCCTATCTGCAGGCGATCTTCGTCGGCTGGGGGGAGGATTACGTCGACGAAGACAAGCAGCCGGTGCCCTATTCGGACGCCGAACGCGATCTGCTGATCTCGACGCCCTACGTTCGTATGGCGATCCTCGACACCTACAACGCGGCGATGATCGGGGCGAAACGGGGAAACTGATCGAGGCCGGGCGGCGATGGGCACGTGGCGATCTCGATGGGCGCGTTCTCGACGAAGCGCAGGAAGACGCCGCGCGCTTTGGCCTCGATCTGCCGGATGACGCGCTCTTTCAACCCACGTTTTCCCTTTGGGAGATGCACGTGGTTCCCTTCGAAGCCTTCTTCGCGGTCTGCGGTCAATGGCGCGTGGCTCCCATGGGCATGGCCCCGTCGCGCTACTTGGGCCTCGACTATGCGGCGGTGGCGAAAGGGTTCGAGCTCGCGGACATCACCGTGACCCCCGCAGAATGGGCCGATTTCCGCACGATCGAAGCGGGAGCGGCGATGGAACTGAACCGGGAATAGACAATGTCCGCGCCGCAGACCCAGCTTGAAATCATGCTTCGCGTCGTTGCCGAACAGGCGCGGCGCGAGCTCGCCGGTGCGAAAGGCGACGTCTTGGCCCTCAGCGGAGCCGCCCGCGAGCTCGGGGCTCAAGCCGGAAAGGGCGGCGATGGTCTGGCGACACTGGAAGCTGGCGCCGCAGGGGCCAGCCGCAGCATCGCACAGACCACTGTCGCGTCGACGGATGCCTCGACGGCAATGTCGAACATGATCGCGCTCACCGGGCGCGGTGCCACCGCCCTTGCAGGGGTGCAAAACGCCGTATCGGGCCTGACGACGAGCGTTTCCGCTCAGGTGACCGAGATGCTGAATGCGCAACGCGAAACCGCCGCGTGGCAATCCGAACTCGATCAACTCCGCGCCCGCTTCAATCCGCTGTTTGCTGCCTCAAAGCAATATGAAGCCGCCCTGCGGGAAATCTCGGAGGCCGAACACCTGGGCGCACTCAGTGCCGCGGAGGCCGCTGCCGCCCGTGATCGCGCCGCTCACGTTTTGACTGCGCTTCCAGGACAGTTCCATGCGGTCGGAGAGTCGTCGGCGGCTTCGGCCGCACATGTCGCGAACCTGGGCTACCAGTTCAACGATATCGGCATGATGCTGGCCGCAGGGCAGAGCCCCTTCATGCTGATGATGCAGCAAGGCCCCCAAGTCACGCAGGTCTTCGACCAGATGCGCGCCTCCGGCATGTCGATTGGATCCACCTTGAAATCCAGTTTCCTCGGGCTCGTCAACCCGATGAACCTGGCCACCATGGCCGTGATCGGCTTTGGCGCTGCGGCTGTACAATGGCTCATGGATGCGGGCGAAAAGGCAAAGACGCTCGACGAACGGATGTCCGACTTGTCGCGCGCAACCAGTGACATGGGGCGGGCGCTGTCCGAGGCGAAGCGGAGCCTTTTCGATCTGAGCGCCGAGTTCGGTACCAGCGCTGTCGCCGCCCGTGAAATGAACATGGCGCTGCTTGATCTTGCGAGGATCGAGGCATTCGACAAAGTGATGGCAGCAGCAGAGGGCATCGGCGAAAAGTTTCGCGATCTAACCTTTTTGGTCGATCAGTATGGCGAGGCGACGAGAAATGCCGGTGGCGCAATGCGCGACGACTGGCTGAGCATCGCACAAACCGCCATTCGGCAAATTCAGTCGGAATATGGGCTGACGATCATTCAGGCCACGCGGGTTGCGGATGCAATTCGGAAGATTGGTGACACGCAGAACCCGGACAAGGTTGTCGAGGGGGCCCGGGAACTTGCGACGGCTCTCGGGACCGCCAAAGACGCATCTGGAAAAGTTCCAGAAGGTCTTAAAGATGCGGCGAAGGAGGCTGCGCGTGTAGCGATCGAGGCGCTCCGCCTCAAGGGCTACACCGAGCAAGCCGACAAGGTCGCGAAGGCCCTTTCTGAAGGCAAGATCGCCACCCCGTTCACCTCGGCTGCGGACGAAGCGAAACGTCTCGCCGACGAAACCATGCGGGCGCTCAAGCTGTCTGCCGAGATTGCCGGACAGAAGGCTGCTGGCAGGACTTTGCGAGAACTGCCGGACGAGCGCGGCTCGCAACGTGCGGGTGTCGCGGAGGCTCGATCCTATCTTTCGGAAACTTATACAACCGGCCGCGAGATCCTTCGTGACCAGGCGGCCAGCATCGGAAAACTTCAGCTTGAACTGAGCCTGATCGGGCAGACGGAGGAAACGCGACGCCGAATCCTCGCGCTCTACGAGGCGGAGATGCAAATCCGCGAGCGTAATATCAGCCCGTCGAGCGGCCTCACCTAGCTCCCGCACCTCCCAATCCTCAGGGATCACCCCCACCTCGGTCTGCTTGTAACCGGGTCTCACAGCGAAAACCCCATCGCCTTCAGGTGCCCCGAAACCTTCGTCGAAAGCGTCGCCACCGCGTCCTCCAGAGCCGGCAGCGGCACCGCGTAACGCTCTGCCAACTCCTTCACCCGCCCGGTCAGCTCCTGCGACACGCGATCCAGCGCGCTTTGGACATCGCCCTCAAGCCGTGCCAACCATTTGTCGTCAATCACCAGCGCCTTTGCCTCGTCGCGCGTCAGCACCTCGTAGCGGTCATGCACATGCTCATAAAGCCGCGCTTCGGCGGCGGCGCGGTCAGCCTTGACCTTGGCGTGACGATCCATAAGCGCGGCATAATCTTTGAGCGCCTTGCGCTCCTCGGGCTCGATGTCCTCCTTGAGCCGCATCTTGATCGCCTTGGCGGTGATCTTTTGCTTGTCACCCTCGCCCTCGATTACCTCGGACAGCAAACCATCCTCACCCGATCCTTCCTCCATCCGGTCGGTCAGGTCTTGCTCCAACTCGGCAAGCCGCGCATCGAGCGCGTCGATCTGCGCTTGTTCGGCAGCAAAGAACCGCGCGATGACAAGTCGCGACGGGATCAGGTCCGAGGCAAAGCGACGCCGTCCGATCTGATAGTCACCCGGTTCAGGCCAAGTCATCTTGCCGTCTTTCGCCTTCACCTTGACGATCTCGCGCACCCGTGCGCCAGCAACCCACCCCATATCGGAGATCAGGTAACAATCGTCCTGGATGGTATCGTTCCACGCGGTCATCAGGTGCTGATAGATGTCATAGGCATCGACCAGCGGGGCAGGACGGAAGGCGTTCAGCAGATCCTCGGCGATGTCGGTGATCAGCTCCTTCGGGTGACTGTTCGCACCGAAACCGGCAAGTTTCGGGCGGGTTCGAGCACGCCACTCGGCAAAGATCGCGTTGGCCGAGGCGGTGAAGGCACGAAACTGCGGATGCTCAAGGATGGTTGACTTGATCTGCGATGGATCAAGTCGCAGCCGGTGGTAACCCGGTCGGTCGACGGGTTCGAACAACGTGTCGCGCAGATCCGGCATCACCGACCAGAACGGAGCCAGATCGTCGATGTCACGGGTGGGGATGCCGCCCTTCAGGTGACCTTCGATGTCCTGCAGATCCTCGGCATCGGTGGCGTCGATGTAACGCGGCAGGTTGAGGTTGAAGGCGTTCTTCGGGTCCATGATCTCGTCGAAAGGCACCATGCGGGCATAGCGCGGCACATCGAGACCTTTGGTGAAGGTGTCGACGATCTTGTGGATGTCCTGCTCTCTCAGGCGGTTCTTCGGTCCGTCCTTGGTGCAGCCTTTCGAGGCGTCGATCATGAAGATGCCCTTGCGGGCAGTCGCGTTTTCCTTGTCGAGCACAAGGATGCAGGCGGGAATGCCGGTGCCATAAAACAGGTTCGCAGGCAGGCCGATGATGCCCTTGAGGATGCCCGAGCGAACGAGGTTCTCGCGGATCGCTGCTTCGGCATTGCCGCGGAACAGAACGCCGTGAGGAAGGATGCAGGCGGCTTTGCCGGTGCTTTTCATCGAGCGCACGATGTGCAGCAGGTAGGCATAGTCACCTTGCTTTGCTGGAGGCACACCGAAGGTGAAGCGGTCGTGTTTGTCCTTGATCGTGCCGTCGTCCTTGTCGATCTCGAAGCCTGTGCTCCAAGCCTTGTCCGAGAACGGTGGGTTGGCGACGACGTAGTCGTAGGTGCGCAGCTTGTCCCCATCAAGGAACCGCGGCTGTGTCAGCGTGCTGCGACCGCCCTCGATCTTGTGGGTCGGGAAACCATGCAGGATCATGTTCATGCGCGCCAAGCCGGCGGTGGTGACGTCCTTTTCTTGTCCTTCAAGCGTGATGCGCGTGCCAGCCTCGGCCGCCACCTTGAGCAACAATGAACCCGAACCGCAGGTCGGGTCGTATACTGTCGTCGATCCGACTGCATTCGCGGGAGAGATGCCGATGACCTTCGCAATGACACGGCTGACTTCCGATGGCGTGTAGAACTGACCCTTGCTCTTGCCACTTTCGGTCGCGAAGTGGCGCATCAGGTATTCGTAAGCATCGCCGAGGATGTCGTCATGCTCGGCGCGGTTCTTCGAGAAATCTAGCGCCGGGTTCTGAAAGATGGCGATCAGATTGTCGAGGCGTTCGACACGTTCCTTGCCATCGCCGAGTTTGTTCGGATCGTTGAAATCCGGAAAGTCGGTGCGTGCCAGGGCGCTCGCATTGGCATCGACAAGCGGCTGGATGACTTGGGTGTTGATCAGATCGCCGATGTCGGACTTGCCCTTCAGCGCAACCATGTCGGTGAAGCTGGCGCCTTTCGGAATGACAATCGGCGGAGCAAAGTCATCGCTGTTGCCATATTTGTCCGAGACATATTTGATGAACAGCATGAACAGGACGTAGTCCTTGTATTGGCTGGCATCCATGCCACCCCGCAGCTCGTCGCAAGACGCCCAGAGCGAGGAGTAAAGGTCGGACTTCTTCACCGCCATTGTGGTCAATCACCTTTTTTGTTTTTTCTATGGTCGTTCTAGCAGCTTCGACGCCCCTGCCAACCGCCTATCTTGGAAGAGAATTCTTGTCTCGAGCCGAGTTTGCCATCATCAATCCGAACCGAGGACCAGTGAATGCCATTGCAAAACCGCGTCGACCCATTCGGGGCATTTCATGCCGTGACCGCGAGGGGCGCCCTGATGGGCAATCGCGGTATCCTGCACGATGCAACGAAGACGGTGATCTGCACCCATGCGCATCAGAACTGGGTCACCTGTGCGCTATCCTTCAAGGGACGGCGGCGCGAGATCATGGCGCCAGGGCGCTACACGGAGCTTTTCTTCCTCGACGAGGCGACGGCGCTGGCAGCAGGTCACCGCCCATGTGCAGAGTGTCGGCGCGAGCGCTACAACGCGTTCACCGCGCTCTGGAAGCAGCTGCATGGCGATCCTGAACCCGGTCGCTCGATGCCGCAGACGGTCGACCGGGCGCTGCATGCCGCCCGCATCGCACGCGGTCGCAAGGTGACCTACACCGCCGACATCGCCAACGTGCCAGACGGGGTGATGGTCGCATCGGGTGAGACCGCTGTGCTGATATGGCAGGGACGCCAGTTCGACTGGAGCTTCGAGGGGTATCGCCCGCGACCTGTCCCACTCGACGGTCCGGTCGAAGTGCTGACACCGAAGCCGCTGGTCGAGATCATCCGCGCGGGGTTCGCGCCGCAGGTGCACGGCTCGGTGCGCGGCTGATGGCGCATGTTCATGCTTTTGCTCGATGTGTCTTGGAAGACCGAGCTACGATCAATCCCGCTTTGCTGCCGTTCCCCAGATGTGTATCTGTCATGCCGAGCCATAAGGCAGGCGCGTAGAATTCTACCGAAGAAGCATCACGCCGCTCGCTTGCGATAGAATTCTATGTAGCTCATCTGACAAGAACACCAAGACGACCATGAAGCAGAAGCGCGACAACGCCTATTACCTTGAACGCCTGCGCCTCGAACACCCTCAGGTTTATGGCGACTACCGCGCCGGCAAGTTCAAGAACATCACCGACCGGACATGTGCAGCGCGCCCGGCTCTCACCGCGGCCACAATGTGAAGTGTGTGTAGAGGTGAGCGACGAGCGGCCTACACCCTCGGCACCGAGAAAACCAATCCACGGAGCATTTTGTCGCCATCCACCTCTATGACGCAAACACCATCAAGACGCGCGTGCTCGAGGTTTTTCTGAGTTTCCTCAGGCAGTGATGCGTAGTAGCCATCCCGCTCTTCTGCTGTCGGTGGGTAGCAATTCGACCAAGAGTTGGCGAACCAAGGAGCGACATTCGCAGGGATACCCAAGAACCTGCGCTCAGGAACCGCGCTGTTGAGCCGACGAAGCCACTTGGGGGCGTCATACATCACCTCTTCGGTCGCATCTACGCCATGAACGATGGCTCGAAACCCAGAAGTGAACGAGATTGGGTAAGACCCGTCTGGGATGTCAGGAAGCTCAAAATAGCCGAACCGATGAAGATCATACGCGACATAGCCTGCGTAACCGACAATCCCGAAGAACAAGACTTTAGAAAAAAAGCCGAACATTCAAAAATCCATATCTATTTTCAACAACTGCCTGCACATAGGGAGCGCTTGCGTTTGGCGCCGTGGAAAGGCGAGTGCTCTCACGGTAGCGTGTTCTTCGGTCGACGTCGACCCATTCGCCTTGCTAACGTCGGGTCGAAGACGCCTCTTGCGCGAGCGGCGAGCAGACATCCCCGAAACGGATCACCGACTGTGCGAGGTCGTTGGGGAGCCAAGGCCCGGACAGCAGTGGAGGGCTCGGGCACGGATCGGCTCACGCAAAAGAAGCCGCGGGCGCGGCTATCCTCCACCCCTTCGTTTTGCACCTCGTCATTCAGATCGACACCCAGCCCCTCAGATCGACCGCACGAGCATGCGTCAGACTCACTGGGGCGCGCGCTGGGCTGCATCCATCATCTCGCATGAGGTCATGGTGCACCCGCGCGAGATCGCAGCCTGTGACCGCCCCAAGCGCATTTCTGATCGAACCGGAGGAAAGCCGTCCTGCGCCGCGCTGTCTATATAGCTGAATAGCTGTATAGCTGATGAGCTACAGTCATATTACGAAGCGCGGCGCAGGAAACACGTTCATGACAGCCACCTTCGCATCGAAATCGACGCCGGTGCGATCGTCGCAGACCAAGCCGTTGTCATACCGCAGAGCAGGGTTTTCGATCCGATCCTGGTGGATTTCGTTTCAGGATGTCCCGTCCTGAAGTCCGCGCTTTCAGGAGAAAAATAGTTTTCTTCGAAATCTGTCAACCTTGCCTTCGAGAAAGCCTTATTTTATTGAGGTTTTGGGTTGCATCAGGTTGACAAAATGGCTCTGAAAGTTGACACAAACGGCTGTTTCGAGGGTGCGTGTCAACCAAAATGTTAGGGTGTGTCAACTTTGGGGGCACTTTTGGCAACCAAAATGTTACGGTTGTCAACCCTGATGCAACCCTCTCAGCCCGCTCTGGCGAACTCACCGAAGGCATCGTTGGCGGCGCGCATGTGGACTTTGCCTCTCTGCCTTCAAAGCATGTCCCCTCGGAAACCTGCACCTTTGCATCGGTGACTGCCCCGGCCCGCTTGGAACGTCATATCAATCATCATTGAAACGGCGCACCCTGAAGCCCATCTCAAACCGCAATTTCAACGATCGTTGACGCAAGCCTCAAGGTGGTGCATCCTCAACACTCATTTCAACGATCGTCGATGGCGCGATGACCGACACCTTCACCCCCATCTCCACCGTTGCCGAGCTCGGACAGGCGATCCGCGCGCGCAGGCTGGCGCTTGGCTTGCATCAGGCCGAGGCTGCGATGCAAAGCGGGGTCTCGGCGGCGACGTTCAGCGCGATCGAGAACGGCAAGGAGACCGCCCGCATCGGTCTTGTCCTGCAGATCTGCCGCGATCTCGGCTTGCAGATCACGTTGAGCGCCTGAGATGCCCCGGCTCGACCTCGACGTCTTCCTTGAAGCCCGCGCGCAGCCGATCGGTCGTCTGACCCGGTTCGATGACGGCGCGCTTGCCTTCACCTATCTCACCGACACGCTGCCCCATCCGCTGTCGCTGTCGCTGCCTTTGCGCGAAGAGCCTTTTGGAGACGCGGTTACACGCGCCTTCTTTTCGAACCTGCTCTTCGAGAATGCGCAGCGCGAGCAGATCCTGCAACGCTACCGGCTCGACTGGTCCGACATCGTTGGACAGCTCGAACATCTGGGGGCGGATTGTCCTGGCGCAATCTCTTGCGTTCACATGGGAGCGGGTCCAGCGAAGACACCCGGCGATCTTGCGACCGACTATGACGCGTTCGATGCGGACGATCTCACTCGGATCATGGTCTCGTTGCGTGATCGCCGTCGTCTGCCCGACGATACCCGCGATCCATCTCCGCTTGCGGGCGTTCAAGGCAAGGTCGCGCTGACGCAACTGCCGGATGGTCGCTTTGCGCTGCCCAAACGCGGGCTGAACGTGCCGACGACGCACATCCTGAAGGTGCCCCGACCGTCCGAGATGGCGCTGGTGCGACAGGAACATGTGCTGATGAGCCTGATGCGCGGGATGCAGCGCCACCCGGTTGCTGAAACCGCGATGATGGGAGAGGGCGATCTGCAAGGCCTGCTCGTCACCCGTTTCGACCGGATGTGCGACGGCGGGGTCGTGCATCGCATCCATCAGGAGGATTTCGCCCAGGCGCTCGGTCTTGGTCCGCATCTGAAATACCAGCGCAACAGCAGCGACAGCCGCCGCTTCGAGGCGCGCTCGGTGGGAGAGTTGCTCGCGCAGACCGCGAACCCCGGTCGCGCTCGTCAAGCGTTCCTCGAGGTGACACTGGTAAACCTGCTTCTCGGCAACACCGACAATCACGCCAAAAACCATGCGCTGCTTTACACCGGATCGCGCCCCGAGCTGGCGCCGGTCTATGACGTGGCGCCGGTGCTGATCGACCGCGAAGTGACGCATCAGCTGGCGTTCGACATCGGACGCGCGCAGATGACAGACGAGATCACCGGGGCGGACCTCGAAAGCTTCATCGCTGCGCTTGGCTTTCCGCGCTTCACCCCCGCGCTGCGCAAGCGGCTGATCGAGATCGTGCAGACCGCGGCTGCAGAGATAAAACCGATGCAGGGACCGGGTCTGAAACCCCTCGGTGACGCGATGGCGGAACAGGCGGGTTGGCTCGCACAGGCGCTTGGGGTGGATATCGAGATCCCCGAGCGCGACGGGTTGATCATCAATCGACCGTGAGGCGTCGAGGCCGCCTTGGAAGCAGGGCGCCACCAGAGCCCCGGAGCGGGTCGCTGGCGCATATCATGCGCATTCAGCAGCACCCCTAGCCGACGACACCACGGACGCAGCCAGCAACGCGCTACGTGAGTCTGAGATGTATTGGACGCCACTCCGCGACGCCGTGACATCAGCGCAAAGCTCGGCATCGTCGCGACGGGCGGAAGGTTTTCGTTTGCTGCGCCAGCAGTGAACTGCAGCGATGCTGAGAACGCGGTTGCTCTGTGTGCAAGCACAGTGTCGCCTTAGAAATGACCAGCAGGATTGACCTAATGATTGCCGGCATCGATAAGTGCTTTCGAAGAGTGCAAAGCGTTGGAGGTTAGGTCATGACTTTAGACATACGGGGAAGCCTCAAGAATACTCGCAAGAGCAAGAATGCCCTCGTCGTTGTTGATGAGTTGGTGGCCAACGCGATTGATGCGTTCTTGATTAGACGCGCCACCGCCAAGGGCGATTTGAACCTTGAAATCAAGTTTGCAACCAAGGCGAAGAAACTTGACCTAATTGGCCAAGAATACGACTTGGAAATTGAATGCACTGACAATGGTTGCGGCCTTGGGTCGGAACAGTTAAATGCGTTTCTTACCAAAGACACGTCATATAAAGATGATCTCAATATTTCCGGAATTGGAAATTGCAAGGGTGCGGGGCGCGTTCAGTTTTTTCACCATTTTTCAAAGTTATCATTGTCGTCGCATTATACAGAGGGCGACAAACAATTCCACATAAGTCTGCCCATCAAGGAATTCCGGAAAAAAATTGAAGAGTCAGATTTCGCAATTGAACCCAGTGAGGATGGTGCAATTGGAACGAGCGTGAAGCTTTCGGGAGTTCTGCCCAAAGTTCGAGAATCTATTTTCACCGCTCAGTTCGTTCAGGAGCGGTTTAAAGCTGATGCGCTCAAGCAGCATGTTTTGTTCAGTGCACTACAGCGATTTGTGAGCCTAAAGGATGTTCTTGGGGACTTCCGTATCGATTTTGAGAGCGATCTTGACGAATTTAAGTCGATCGCCACCCTGAGTGCGTCGGACATTCCTGATCGCACTTCGGTGCACACTCTAGACATAGTGCATTCAGAAAACGATCAGTCCATTCATACAACACTGACCGTTACGCACTATAAGCTTGACGAGCGCGAATTCCCACTACCCAAGAATGTTGTTGGATTGTGTGCGAATTCTGCGATATCTGAGGATATAACCAAGCGCTACCTGCGATCCAAATCTACTGAAAATAAAGCAATCCAAGATTTCTACCACATAATTCTTGTCGAAGGCAAATTGCTGGATGAAGGCGTGAACGAACAGCGCGATGGGTTCGATAAAATTCCGAAAGAAAATGATAATGTCGACCTTTTTGGCGTAAGCCAGATCAGTTTCGAGGATATCTACGGCAAGCTTGATGACAAGGTGCAGGAGTTACTAACTCCGCCCGACTGGTCTCGCGACAAAATCGTGCTTGAGGTCGGTCATGATTTCGGGCTGTCGGAGGAAATGCTGAGCCACTCAAATACGCGAGTAACTTTTGGCGACACGCCTTCGAGTGTTGCTAAGCGAGCGCTTAAAAACTTGCAGGATAAAGTGGTGGAGGAAACGGCAAGCCTGTTATCAATGAAAAATGCAATCGCGCAACTGGAGCCTGACAGCGATGACTTTCGGCGCAAAGTAAATGATTTATCGTGGCAATTTACTGCGTCACTGAGAACTGTGGACATGGCCAACCTTTCCCAGCTTGTGGTGCGACGATCTAATATGATCGACGTTCTTGCCATGGCTGTAAAAGAACTTCTGAAAGTGCAAAGTGGCTTGCAGCCGGGGGAAAGAAAGAAAAATGAAGCCCTTATTCACAATATATTTTTCCCCATGCGAAAAGATAGTCGCGAGGTTTCAGACCACGATGTTTGGCTTTTAAGCGAAGAGTATCACTATTACGACTACATCGCCTCGGACAAACCCCTTAGCCAGATCAAATGGGGCGATGAGGTTCTTTTCGAGTCGGACATCGATGAGAAAATTTCCGAAATGTTAGCTCGCACCACTGCTGAAAACAAGGGATCTCGGCCGGACATCGCTTTGTTTCACGAGGAGGGATCAGTGGTGATTGGTATGCGCCGTCTCCATCCCAT